GAGCTTCGGGGAAAAGATAACCAATCGGATCAAAGCCATAGTCTGCAGCATGGGCGATAAAGCTTTCTTTCAGAGAGCCATGCTTCTTAGCATCTGCCACGATGGTCATCAACTGAGAATGAGAAAGGGTTTTCGCGGCCTCGGGGGCAGTAGACTGATCAAAAACGTTGTTCTTCATGTTTGATTCTCCTTCTGTATTTGAATGTTTTACATCTTCTGGTTTAATCTGGTACATCAAGAAATAAACAACCTGCTTTTGCTCATGGGTCAACGTATCAAAGACTTCTTGAACTGTACGTTCATCTTCTTTCTTTGATTCTTCTTTTTTAGCAGGTTCAGCATGTTGAAGTTCTTCTTTTTTCTCTTCGATAGGAGGGGCTTTTTCCGTTTTTTCCACATGTGCAAGCATAGCATGAACAACGGCTTTTTGTTCATCTGTAAAACCTGCAAGCGGATCGTCGTTTTCTGGAGTCTCGGTTGTTTCTTCGACAGAATGCGAAAGTGCAAGACCAGTAAAGATGATGGCTTCTGTCTCATCTTCTACAACCGACCCGTCACCATGCGCAAAAGCCAAATTATCAATCAGAGCACCAGGGTTTGCACCGGAAAGAACAAGACTAACTTCTCTAATGGCTCCATGTAGCACTTTCTTTCCCTGTTCTTTAAGCTGATTAGCATAAATTGAGAGAGAAGTAATATCTCCATGTGCAACGAGTTTCTTAGCATTCTGCCCAGGCTCAGTGTCATTAAAAGTACCATAGCAATAAACACCATCTGACTTATGTTCAAGAACAGCATGGCCAAGAATATTACTTGGCTCATTATGCATATGCTGCCAAACCAAGGGGACGGTTATACCATCCTGATGTTTAAAGGCGTCATGCATAATAGTGCGTCCATCAGCACACATAAGTCCGGCTTTAGTAGCGTAGCCACTAAAATCAAACTTTTTAGCTTTCATGTGGTATGCTCCTTATCATTATTTTGCGTACTTGAGAAGTATTTTTTCATAATTCTCAGAATACTGCTTGTCGTACTTTTCTTTGATTCGTTTTTGTGCTTCTTCGTACGACTCTTTGGCACTATTAACCTTATCTTTAAGATCTTTTAATGCCGCTTTCTTCTTCGTGGATTTAGTTTTTTGTTTTTGCTTCTCTTTAGCATCGAGAGGCTTCACTGTTGTCTTCTCATAAAGCGCATCATATTCAGCTACAATTTTGGCAATTTCTTTTTGTCGATTTGCAAATAAAATGGCTCTTTGAGCTGTGCTAATATTATTTGGAATAGGAGGAAGAGCATCAAGCTTCGTTTGTTTTTCTTTTTCCAGCCGAAGACGCTCAGCTATAGCAGATGCTTCTTTTTGAGCTTGGTCCTTCTTGACAGTGGTGGTTAACTTCTGTCGTAGGGCATCTCCTTTAGCTTTTACTGCTTTTGTTTTTTCGGATTTAACCTTCGCATCTTTATCTCCTGGACCAAGTTTTCCAAGTTCAGCATTTTTATTCTTTTCGTTCTCGGCCTGCATTTTGGAGAGTTCAGCAGCTTTTCGCTCTTCACTATCGTCTTCTTTTTTTCGACCCTTAAGTTCACGAACTCTTAAATAATATTCATGAGCTTTTATCGGATCGTAATTCGGATCGGCATAATGAGCTATAAGTTTACTCATCTTCATCTTCCTCTCCGAGTAAAGTATCAATATCCGCACTTAAACCATCAAGAATCTCATTTATTATTGCATTTTGCTCGTCAAAAGCAGCAGTATCAGAAGTTGGTATGGCCGATTGTCCAGGAGTCACACCTGGCATATTCCGATTTGCCAATTCATCTGATTTAGGATTCTTATCTGGTTTGTAACCGATAATTGATCGCACTTCATTTGGAGATAGGATTTCATTCCGTGTAAACTTATCGGCAATTTCTGCCAATTCTTTTGCCGGGACAAGACTAAAACTGTCTTTAAAATACATGATAGATTGATTTTGAGTCCGAGCTGTTTTGGTCAGAAATTTACGCTTAAATTCATCTATAATCGCTGTAATAATTGGAATTATTGTTCGATTATAATAATTTAGCATAGCGGCCTCATCGGCTTTTCCATTAAACACTTCTTCAGTAAGTCCCAACTGGCTATAGAGCATACTCGTTAGATACTGAATTTGTGCCATTAGATTATTTTCGACTGGCCGATTAAGTTGAGTTATTCTCTCTGTTCCATCGGTATAAGCCACGCCATATCTGGAGCCAGAAAGCTGAAACTCAATATCTTTCCGACGTTTCTCAGCTTCAAGTTTACGAGCTTCAGTTTTAATCACATATGGTAATTGAATAATGAGGTCTAATTTTCCAGCCCCACTTTGTTCATCAATTGCGTCAAGTAAGGAAAGCTTTTTAATGAGGCGTTTTAGAGTACCATTTGGTTCATTCATTACCGCATATAAAGGATTTTCAATAATTGCAACTTTACTTTTTGGAAGAATGATTTCGTCTGGCATTCCTGTGCGATCATTATAAACTTTAACCTTAACGTTTTGTGGAAACCACTGTGTTATTTTACCCGTTCGCATCGAGACAATTTCAAATGAATTTGTAGTTGTGATATCAAGATCCGTATCAATAGGGACGGCGGCCACAACCCCCTCATCAAACATAGACATTACTAAATCTTGAATAAAGGCCCGATGTGTTTGATCGATGTTCGCTTCTTGGGTCAGGATGTAGTTAAGACCCGAATTAATCGTCTCAGCATACCTCCCATTTTGATCCAAACGAACATGTTGAAGCAGAACAGACGCCGTATCGAGTGCTATACGATTGTAAACGGAAACGATGATCGATCTCTCATTTGTTACATGGAGTCTCGTACGATCTTGACGACGAGACGAGCCGGTTCCAAGATCTGGACGATAACCAAACGTCGGATCTCGACTTTTAAATGCGTTCCACGCATGTTTAAGTCTATTGCTGATTGTTTCAGGCATCGATTTACTCCTTTCTAGTAGTAAGAGAAGAGTCGATTAGAAAGCGGGTCCAAGAGAAATACGACGCCAATTCTTATCGGCAATGGTATTACCATCAAGGCAGACATAAAGATAGGAGTCATCCATCAAGAATTTACTTCTGATAGCAATGGTCCCATCAACGCCTCCAGCAAGGGTGGCCGCACCAAAAGCGCCATTAGACAGTGTTTCCGTTGTCGCAATAGAGTTTCCAAGTACGCCGGCCACATCAGCTGTTAGCACGACTGTATCACCAGCACCATCAGCAGCAGTAACCCCTTCAGTATCATTGGCATTAATAGCCGCAACAAGAGCCGTAATAGCATTGGCGGCTGGGCAATCAGTTCCAGTTCCAAGGGTAGCGGCCGCAAAGATGTTCGTCGCTGCGGTAAAGGTTTCCGTAGTTGGAATAGTGTTACCAATGGTGCCTCCAACCTTAGCTGTAATTACCAACGCATCATCCACAAAACCAACAACGGTTACATCCGGGTTCTCGGTATTCAAATTATCCACACCAAGAATGGCGCCAACAAGATTAGCTTGGGCTCCTGCCAGATCGTCACCAACAGAAACTTCTCCATCTGCCGTATCGGTTGTCAGGGGCACGAAAATATAAGTCTTTGATCCGATAGTGACAGTATCCCCAGCAGTAGGCTGAGTATCCATTGTAAGAGTTCCAGAAGCCGCTGTTGCAAGAGCCGAAATATCAACCGCAATATTGGTTGGTGCCGTTTTCGTCTGATCGGCATCGGCCAAAAACTCATAAACATCAGAACCAATGGTAACTTTTTCACCATCTTTAACAACCCCAGTAAGCGTCAATGTTCCGGTTGCATTGACCGCATTAACAGGAGTGCCTTCAACTGCTGAAATACCAATAATTTCATCAATTTTATCACCGAGTTTGACATCTGGATTATGAACCATTGAAAGATTATTAAACAATTTCTTTTCTGTAGCGGTAAGTTGCTCCATGTTTACTCTCCTTTATTTATTCAAATGAATCTTTGTTTAGTTTATAAGCAATCCAAGCATCCATTAAGGCCGAGACACTATCGATCTTCTGATCATAACGTTTCTTCAAAAGCTTACGGTTTCCATTTGTATCTTCCAAGGTAATAGCATTACCCATTGCAAAGGCCATCAATTCTTGATCAAATATGAGCATACGTTCTTCAGACAAAGTCTTCAACTCACCAAGTGGAACGGACTCTGTTTTGACCCCTTGAATAACTTTCTCAATCCCGTATTCTCCATTCTCATTTTGCCATCTAGTAACAAACTCTTTGGCATTATAAGGGTCAAATCCAAAGCATCGAACATCGAATTGGGAATCGATAATAAATTTATCAAGATCATCATAGACATCCATCATATCAAGAACCGTGCAATCCAGGACCATCAATGACCCTTCGTCTAGAAACTGATCATACTTTATTCGCATTGCTGCTGGTAATTTCATAAGGGTTAAAGAAGAAATATAACATCGTGTTTTAATACCAAACTTGCCACCTGGTAAAGGAAATAAGAATGTAAAAGCACAGAAGTCATCACCTTGAGAAAGGTCAGCACCAAGAGCACAAGGCATAGACCAAAAATCACGTCGACGATGTGGCAAAGTTTCTTCGTAAGTGAAGAAATATGTATAGCCTTCCATTGGAATGCCAAAACGTTTAGCTAGAATATCATTCCGAGTAGCTGGTGCATTCTCAGCACGCTCTACATCGAGTTGATACGCTTCATAGGTTACTGTTTTGCCAATATTTGGATTAGCTTTCACCCACATCGCAGGATCGTTAACTTCATTGATGTCATCGAGTCGATAATAAAAGATTGAAACGTGAGGATTGATGTAATCACCTTTAAGAATGTTCATCAATTCCATCTTAATTGTATCACCCGAACTATTACGAACCGTACCTTCAGAACTAATCGCGACGATAATATAATCGTCAAGTTTTGAAGCGCCTTGTTCAAGCGAACCGACAATATCCTCACGAATATCGCCAGATAACCACTCGTCGACCGTCGCAACCTTACATCGAAGCCCTTGAGTTTTATCAATTGTCATTGGGCGAATCTCTAAGATAGAATTTGTCAAGAAATTTTCAATGCCCTTTTTGGTAGATGCCAATTTTACACGATTAGCTCGAGAACCTGTAGTATTTTGAATTGAGCCTTCAGTAAGAAATTGAAATAGCGGCCCTCGAGAGCGAACTATTGCAGTTCGAATTGGAGATAGAACTTCGTCTGCTTGCTTCATGGTTGGGGCGGTCGTAATTTGTTGTGTTGTTGAAGTATCGACTGTGAGAAAATAATTTTGAATACAAGAAGCATACATTGATTTTGCCGCGCCACGAGCAACAATTAGATATTGCTTATTGATTAGGCGCTTCTTGATCATTTTACGAACATACTTACCGCCATGCCCATCAGGGTCTGGCTCATAAACGCTTCGCTCAACAAAATAGTACCAACCAAAGATTTGCTCAGCCCAAAGTTTAAAACTATCGAGAAGTACCAAATCAGAGCCATCCGTTAAGGTCAATTCATTCTCACAAAATTGGATAAAACCCTCGACTGCATCCTCATCATAATAGATTCCACGATTAGCAATCAGGCCATCTATCCGATTCATCTCCATAGAGATTTCTTTACAGACCGGAATATTACCTTTTAAAACTTCATCTCTGAATTGGCCGTAATAACGAGGGATGGCTGTGTTTGATAACTTACCCATTGTTAAATCTCCAACTTAACCCTTCTTAGGAGATAGTTGTTTAATAGTCAAAGCCAAACCAGCACCCGTTGCGGCAATAGTCATCAAACTACCAGTCATCATCAGAATATCTTCCAGCCTGGACTTACCAACATCAACATCTTTTGTTGTGAGGTTTCGATATTGCTGCTCCATGTTCAAGCGATTCACAATCCGTTTAAGATCATCATCACTAATTTCTTTTGCTTCTCGACGTTTGACATTTGAATAACGATCTTCTTTACGTGTCCGCATTAAACCAGCAATATTTCCGTATTCTTTAGCCGTGGCCGCCCCGGTCTCATATGTTTTTTTATCAATCATTATTTGTTCTTTGGAACGATCTCTTCGAACGCCCCACTTCATTCCAGGAATACCCCAATGATACAAATTATCAACAGGCGTATTAAGACTAAGTCCTTCATAGGTTCGTTCACTTGGAAAGCTACCATCGCTATTATCAACCGGTGGTTTATTGAGATCTTTAATGTCTCGAATAAGTCTCGTCAGTTCTGATTCACTCTGAAGACGGTGAAGAAAGTCATTCAATTCTTGATCAGTCATAGATTTAATGGATTTGTTGTTATAAACGGGCGTTTCGGTACTAAAAGATTCAATCATTGACCAATCAGGATATGGCCCTTTTGGATTTGGAGTGCTCTGAAGTTTCTGCTCCCTAAGAAGATTAAGTGCGTCTCTTTCTCTTCGTATACGAATAATAAGAGCATTCAATTCTTGATCGGTTGCTGATTTAATACTTACTGTTTTGTCAGCCATTTAAATTGGCCCTCCTTCCGCTTGAGTATTGAGTCTGGATTCTAGTTCGGTAATTTGACTTTTAATTGCTTCGACTAAAAAACTATTTTGTGGAGGGTCAAAGACAAGACGAACTTTCAAGTATAGATAGGTTTTCACGCCTTCGAGATCTAGGCGATCTCCCAGAAGATCTTCCCAAACATCTTCACTTGAGGAGATACTAAATCCTGTAATTGGCCCAATTCCAAGTTGCTGTACAGACATAAGTGCCGAATTAATATGCATTATTAATTCATCGTCAAAGTTTGTCATCTCAATTGGAACGCCCAGTGGTTTCTTTAGTGTGTTTAATATGCTCTCCAAAGCGTCGTATCTCCTTTCATTCGAACTTTAGGAATTGTCACGAGTAACGAAGCATCTCCATAATGAATAGCATTATGCGTCGCACGTGTTGTGCAGATTAGATTACAAGGATCATAAACGCAATCATCACCACGTTCAATATTTTCGATTGTAATGGGATTAAGATGATGCACTATAATGTTACTATTAATGTCTCGACCCTCAATTCCAAGATCGCATGCCTCATCTCGAATAATAATCAGCTCACGAGAGCGCTTCCATTCTTTTGAATGATATAGAAGTTGATTAATATATCGGTCAAAACCAAAAGTTGAATTTCCTACAATACTTCCAAGCTTCAAATACTCGAATCTCTCCTCAAAAGTTAGTAGTCGGACGAGTTCTTTATATGATTTAAGTCTCATCGTCACTTCCTCGGTTTCCACTGTATGCTCGCATAGCATTTAGTGCATTCTGATAGAGATCCTCAACTCGTTTATTCGACTCGAGAGATTCTCGTTTAGCTTTGATTAGAGTTTTTTGTTCAACTAGAATTTCTTTCTCAAGTCTTTCTTTTGTGGAGCCTAATTTGAGAAAGTGGGTAATGACTTGTGAGCTGGCGGTGCCATTTAAAATCTGTTTTTCTGCCAAATCAATTGCTGCGGCAATAACCTGATTCTCTCTTGCTTCCGGGGTTGTAGCAGGAGGTCTTCTTCGTGTTGTGTTTTGCTGAGATTTGTTTGTGGGTCCGATAGTTAAGACCTCCTTTCGACGAGTTTAGTCCTACTTTTAGAGATGGATAATTAGAAACCGAGAGGGCTTGAAAGGAGCCCAGGCTCACCACACCTGAGAATTCGGGACGACCCACTCGGCTCCTAGGTACCCACCTCTAAAAAATCCCCCCGGAGAAAAATATAGG